TAGTTGGTAGTTTTGAAACTGAGTACTTAAAACAAAAAGTAGAAAATTTTATAAAAATTGAAAATAATAATTTAAAAATTTGTGAAGTTAATCAATAAATAAATTACTAAAATGGCTCAATTATAAGAGTCATTTTTTTATGTGTTTCTATATTCTTGTTTTAATCGAAAAACAAAAATAATAACTTATAAATGTTCACTACTCAACAATAAAATCTATTAAAAACAGTCTTATAAAAATCAAACCTTGAAAGCCTTGATATAAGAGAGTTGTAGAGTTTTTATTTAAATAGCTGTAACGCTTGATATAAGTGACTTTTCATTTTTGGTAAAATAACTATGATTTTTTACCTCTGATTTTTATTTAAAAAAAATTATATTCCAAGTAAAAAGCATTTATCAGCACCAAATCTAAAACAATTATAGTTTATTAGCATAGTTTGGCATATAGAAACTTTGATAGTATAATAGTTTGATAGTATAATATAAATATAGTAAGTGATTGACACATACTAAATAAAATATTAATTATGAGGTGTATTATGAAAATTAAAGTTATTATGAAAAAAGAATTAGCGGAAGTTGAAAAAATTGATAAAAAATATTATTTGAATGGTGAAGAAATAAAAAGAAATAGTTTTAAATTACATATTGATGAAGAAGCAAGAAACAATGTTGTTTATATGTCAGAAGCACAAAAAAGCACTTGGAGAAATAGGGGAGCAAGATTAATAACAATGATTGAGAAATGTCATTTGAAAGAATATGTAATTGATGGAGAAGATGGAGAGTTTTATTGTAAGTTTGAAGATGGTAGATTTTATGTTAATAATAATAGAATTGGTTTTAATGGTATAGAAATGAAATATTGGTTTAATGACCAACAAACATGGCAAGATTTTGAAAACTTTTTCGCAAATGCTTATAAAATGAAGCTTGAAGCACAAATGAATAGATAATCAATTATAATCAATGAAAATTACTAGTTATCTAGTTTGATAACTTACTAGATAACTAGTATAATATAAACATAGTCAATCAATTGACTAAATAAAATATTAATTATTTGGAGGAATTAAAAATGTTAAATTTTGATTTTGGAGAATGTTTAAATGAAGTGGATTACAGATATATTGAGAAAAAAGTTGAAGGATTCACACAAGCAGAAATGGAAAGTATGTTGAATATATGTGAAGGCCAAGTAAAATATCCACAAGATTTATTTGATTATGAAGTAGAAGAAGCAAAATTATATATTGAATTAATTCAAGAAAGATATTTAAATATGACATCAAGTGAATTAGTGGCTATATAGTCACTTTTTCACTTAGAAAGGAATTAAAATGAAAGAAAAAGATTTTTTGATGGATAATATAAATGTACTTTTAAATAGCTTGAAAGAAGATGTAAGTAAAATTGCTGATATTGAAATGTTGACAGGAATGAGAATTGATGTATTAATTGAAAAGTTGAAAAGTGGAGAAATAGAAATAGTACAAATAACAAAATTTGGAGGTTTGGACAAATGAGTGATAAAAAAATTAATTTTAATAAAAGAATATCTATGGTTAAGAGGGAAACATTTAAAAGCATAACTGGTGATGGAGAACTAGGAAGTATAGCTGGAACAAAAAAACAAGGATATTACAGTTTAAAATCAATATTTCTACATAGTAATCCATTTTTAGATAAATATGATTTGGATATTGATTTAGAAATAGGAAAAGATAATGTTCAATATACTTGGATTGATTGTGCAGATGATAGCGACAAAGTTAGAAAAGGAGTAATTGATTTTAGTGTAATTGTAGGATTAAAAAAACTTCAATTAATGGCAAATGATGTTCAATCAGATGGTGGCGTTAAAAGTTATATAAGAAGATATGCTTTAAATATTATTTTAAATCTTCCAAGTACTGATGTAATAGACACTGACCCTTGGATAATGACTTTAGAAAAAGCAGATACTAAAAAATTGGTGAATGTTTTATATAAAGTATGTGAAAAAGATTACGATAAGGCAGTAAATGAGTTATACGAATTAAGTTCATTTACAAATAAAGAAAATAAAAAAGTTGGTTGTAGAGACTTTAATAAATTAGATGATAATACAAAATGGCTTAATAGTACAATTTTAAAAGCAAAAAAGAAATATCCTAATTATTTTAAATAAAATAAAATATGTTATAATAGTTGTATAGTAAAATATACAACTATTATTTTTTGTTTAATTTTAGGGAGGTTAAATATGAATTTTGAAAAAGTAAAATTAAATGATTTAAAACCAGCATCATACAATCCTAGACAAGCATTAACGCCTGATGATGATGAGTATAAAAAAATTGCTGAAAGTATTAAAAATTTTGGTTATGTAGACCCAATAATAGCAAATAAGGATATGACAGTTATTGGAGGACATCAAAGACTTACAGTTCTAAAGGATTTAGGATATGACGAAGAAACGATTGTTATTGTTGATATTGATAAGGATAAGGAAAAAGCTCTAAATATTGCACTTAATAAAATTACTGGTGCTTGGGATAGTGATAAATTAACTGAGTTACTTGCAAATTTAAATAATATAAATATGGCTCATATGACCGGATTTTCTAAACAAGAAATAGAAGATTTATTGAAAGATGTTGATATTGACGCGTTTTTTACAAGTGAAGAAAACGCAAAAAAACAAAATGATTCAAATGAGAAAGAATGTCCAGAATGTGGAGCATTAATTAATACTAAGGATTGGACGGTTGTTGAGTAGTGAAATTATATTTGGCAAGTACTTCAACAAGAGAAAAAATTGTTTTGGAATTACTTGAAAAAAATATTATAATTCCATATTTGCTTGAATCTTTTGTATATATAAAACCATTTCAATTGGCATATAAAAAATATGTTAAAAATTTTATGTTGGATAGTGGAGCATTTACATTTATAAATAATACTAAAAACACTAGTTTGAAAAGTATAGAAATATTTGTAGGAAAATATATTGATTTTATAAATAAAAATGATATTGATTTATTTTTTGAAATGGACATAGACAATGTAATTGGATTAAGTGAAGTTGAAAAACTCAGAGAAAAAATAGAAAATGAAACAGGTAAAAAAAGTATACCAGTATTTCACCCTGAGAGGGGAAAGCAATATTATTTAGATTTGGTAAAAAAATATAATTATGTTTCTCTTGGTGGTAGTGTGACAAAAAAGTGGAATAAAAAAATGTATGAAAAAAGTTATCCGTGGTTTATAAAGGAAGCTAAGAAACAAAATTGTAAAATTCATGGATTGGGCTTTACTGCATTGACAAAATTAAAATTACCTCAATACCAATTTACAAGCGTTGATTCATCTACTTGGGTACATGGGGTTAGGTTTCATAATTATTTTAAGTTTGAAAATGAAAATTTAAAAAGAAATAACCTCAATACTAAATACAAAAAGAATAATTATGAAATAACAATGAATAATTTGCAAGAGTGGATTAAATATGCAAATTATTTAAATAAATTAAAATAGGAGATATTATGAGTGAAAAAGTTATAATAAAAAAACCTTATAAATTAGCAATATCTATTAGTAGTGGTATTGATAGTTTGACTTCTTATTATTGGGCAATTGAAGAGTTGAATTATAATCCTAAAGATATTATTTGTATTATGTTTGATTATGGACAAGAATATTTTCATAAAGAATATTCTTGTGTGAAATGGCTTAAATGTAATTTGCAAGTACTACAAATTGACATTTTAGAATATACTAGTTGGAATCAGCCATACTCGCCTAATAGAAATGCTATTTTTGCTACAATTGCTAGTAAATTTGCTGATAGGGTTTGGATTTGTGCAAACAAGGGAGATAATAACAAATATGCTTATGATAAAAATGATAAATTTTTTGAATTAGCAACTATGTTTAATAGTGCTAGTACTGGTAAACATACTATTATCGAATCTCCATTTATAAACAAATTCAAACATGAAATTATTGCTTGGGGTTTAAAAAACAATGTAGATTATAATAATAGTATTAGTTGTTATCACCCTAGTTTAAATAGGTGTGGAATGTGTGCTGATTGTTTTAGTAGATTTATTAATATGAAATACAATGGTATTGATGAAGTATTCACACAATTACCATATAAAAGTGATATAGCAATAAATCAATTGGCTGAGTATAAAAGAAATTTAGAGAATAATGATTTTACCAAAAATCATAAAAAGATAATTGATATAACTTTTAAAGTTATGAAAGGAGTAAATTTATAATGTATTATTGTAAAAAAACATTAGAACTAAGTTCTAGTCATTGTTTAGAATTAAATTATCAATCAAAGTGTGAAAATGCACATGGACATAATTGGATTATTGATGTTTACTGTAAGAGAAATAAATTAAATCATAATGGAATGGTTGTTGATTTTGGGAAAGTTAAAGATATTGTAATGAAGTTTGACCATAAATACTTAAATGATTTATTTCCTTTTAATCCAACTGCTGAAAATTTAGCTTATTATTTTTGGGACATAATACCATATTGTTACAAAGTTGTTATTCAAGAAAGTAAAAATAATATTGCTTGGTATGAAGGAGAAAAAAAGGAGAGTATTAGTGATGATTAAAATAAATGAAATGTATCCAGCTATTGAAGGTGAGGGAGTTTGGCAAGGTTTATTATGTTATTTTATTAGATTTAGTGGTTGTAATTTGGAATGTGAATTTTGCGATACGGATCATAAAAGTTGTAAAGAATATCATTCTCAAAAAATAAAAAATAATGTTATTGAATATTTTAAAGATGTTAATTCAATAAAAAGAGTTGTAATTACAGGTGGGGAACCATTTTTACAAAAAGAAAAATTGATTGAGTTAATTAATTTTTTACTTGATGTAGATAAATGTTATATAAGTATTTATACAAATGGCACAATTGAAATTCCACTTGAAATTATAAGAAAATCTAAAGTTCATATTATTTTAGATTATAAAATAAAAGATGCTTCTAAAATGTTGGAAGAAAATTTAAAAAATCTTACACCAAAAGATATTATAAAATTTGTTGTTGATAAAACAGAACAATTACCAAATATTCAAAGAATTATAGAAAATTATAATTCAACCTTCGTGATAACACCTTCTTACCAAATAATAAATCCTATGGATATTGCTAATAAAATGATAAAATTAAAAATAGGGGATATAAAACTAGGATTACAGCAACATAAATATATATATCCACCTCATATGACAGGAGTTTAAATAAATGTTTGATGAAGAAAAAGTAATATTAGGAGTTAAATATATTTTAGGTGGTATTGGAGAAGATGTTAATAGACAGGGATTGATTGAAACTCCAAAAAGAGTAGCAAGGTATTATAAGGAAATATTTGAAGGTTTAAATTATTCAAATGAACAAATAGCAAAAATGTATAATAAGGTTTTTGATGATGAAAGTATTATTAATTTAACTGATGAATTGATTGTGGTAAATGATATAAGCACTTTTAGCATGTGTGAACACCATTTAGCATTGATTTATGATATCAAAATAAGTGTAGGATATATTCCAAATAAAAAAGTAATAGGATTAAGTAAAATAAATAGGGTTTGCAAAATGGTTAGTAAAAGACCACAACTTCAAGAAAAAATGCAAGAAGATATATTTGAGTGTTTAAAAATTATTTTAGATACAAATGATATAGCAATTGTAATTAGGGCAAAACATGGCTGTATTACATCAAGAGGAATAAATGACATAAATAGTAATACAATTACTTCTAAAATGGGAGGTAATTTCAAAAAAGAATCTCAATTAAGAAATGAGTTTTTGAGGTTAGCAAAGGTGTGATTTTATGGGAAGAAAGAATATTTATGAAAAAAAAATAAAAAGTAATCTTGATAAAATCATTGAATGGAGAAGGGAAAAAGATAGTTATTTGACAATAGCTAAAAAACTTGGAATTAGTGAGAAAACTTTTTATACTCATTTAAAAAAAGAAAAAGATTTTCAAGAAGCATTGGAAACAGGAGAAAAATGTATTGAGGAACAAATAAAAAGTAGATTAATTGACTTATGTACTGGTGGAATTAAAAAAGAGAAAAAAATATTAGTAACTGAGGGTTTTGATGAAAATGGAAAACCGATTGTAAAGCAACAAAGAGTTGAAGTAGAAGAAACTTTGCCTTCATTCAATGCAATAAGATATTATTTGGACAAAAGAGATGGTTCTTATAATACTTATAATAATAGTAATAGTAATGAGGAGGTGGGAACTTATGAACACCTTGTCAAAGGAAGCAACAAAGAAAAAGAAGCACTTTCAATTAGATTGCAAAATATCGTTAAAGGAATGGACAAATCAACTAAGGAAGGAACTGGCGAGTCCTAATTTAAGTTATGAAAGGTATTTAGAAATAGTAAAAAGTAATCCTATTTTGTTTGGTGAAATATATATTAAGCCTTTAACTGCAAAATGGGACACAGAAACAGCAGACCATCAATACATATTTATAGAAAATATTTTAAGAAATCCAAGAAGTATAACTCATGTTCCAGTTGAACATGCCAAATCTACTTGGATTTCTCTTGTAATGCCATTATGGTTTTTGATAAATGATAAAAATTTGAATATAGTTATAATTTCTGCTACTGCTAGACAAGCCGAAAATTTTTTAAAAGTAATAAAGCTTCATATTGAACAAAACCAATTATTTAAAGAAGATTTTCCTTATATTAAAAGGGACATGAATCAAAAGTGGACAAATACAGAAATTTTTATTCAACGTGATATTGGTATGATGTCAAAAGATGCTTCAATACTTGCAATTGGTACAGGTGGGCAGTTTTTGGGTGCTAGGGTTGATGTTTTAATAGGTGATGATATTTGTAGCCTCGACAATTCAAGTACAGAACATATGAGAGAAAAATTATTATCATGGTTTAATGAAATTGCAGACAGTCGAGTTGTAAAAGATGGTAGGACAATTTTGCTTGGTACCCTTCAAAATCTAAAAGACTTATTATGTGAAAAAAGTCAAAAACATTGGGATATTCAACAAGGTATTAGCAAGGAAGAATTAAAACCAAAAGACTACCACTATATAAATTTAAAGGGATTTGATGTTGAAAATAAAATCCCATTATGGCAAGAACAATGGACAATTGAAAGACATCAAGATAAAATTGACAGTATAGGGAGCATTGCATATAACAAAACTATTCAAAATGATAGAAGTAGTAATGTAAATGCCTCATTAAATGTTAATTGGATAACTTATTATAAACAAGTTGATTTACCACAATTTAATTTTAGCATTTACATTGGGTTCGACCCTGCTATTGCAAAAGACAAGCAAACAGCAGAGGAAGCTCAACAAGACCATTGTGGACTAGCAGTACTTATTGAAAGTCATGTTACTAAACACATTTATCTTATTGAGGAATATATTGAACATTTAACATTTCCAGAACAATTGGCATTGCTAGAAAGAAAATACATGTATTATAATAATAAATATCAGGGCATACCAATAAAAATCGGTATTGAATCTGTTTATTATCAACTAGCACTAGCACAAAGTTTATATATGAAAAAATTGCCTGTTTTTGCTGTTCAGGTTCACAATGATAAATTAACAAGGATAATAAATTGGGCAGTTGAAGTTGAAAATGGAAGATTTAAAGTATTGAAAAAACATAATATTTTTCATACTCAATATGCAAGCGTAGAACCTGGTATGAAAGATAGTCCAGATTTTATTGACGCTTGTGTGATTGCAACAGCTTTAACTAAACCAAGTGCTAGTCTTACTAAAAATGAAAGAGAAGCATTACAACATATAAAAATATGTTAGGAAGGGAGAGTTTTTATGATGTTAGTACCACAACAAAAAGATGGAATAATTTATGTTACTAATGGAAATAATGTTGAAAAAAAATACATAGGGGAACAATCAGCACTTAGAAATTATAATTTAATTGGTGGTTTTACTCAATCTTATAAAGATTCATATGTAGTTGATAAAACAGAGGTAAATTATTCACTTTGTAGACAATTATATTTAAACTCCCATGAAAATTATAAATTAGGTGCTGGATTTGCTAAACCAATTGTCAATAGCATTGTTGCATTTATGGGAGTACCAACATTTTTAACCGAAGATGTTGTAGCTGAAGAAGTTATAAAACAATATTTACTTGATATACAAAATACTTATATAAAAATTCAAAGAAATATGTTACGTGAAGGTGATTGTTATGTTCTAGTAACAAACCAAAAATTAAATAATAAACTTTTTAAAAATGAATTAAAAATAGGTTTTGAAGTTTTGTTGCCTGAGAGAGTGCAAATTATAAATGATGAATATGGAGAAATGGAAAAAGTAATCATCAAAACAACAATAGATTATTTAGATGAAAATGATAATAAAATTCAATATAAAGTAGCAGAGGTTTGGACAAATGATAGTTATAATAAAACTTATTCAATAGTAAATTGTCCAGATTATATAAAAAATAAGTTAATTGACAAAATAATGCCTAATCCATATGGTTTTATTCCTGTTTTACATTTTAAAAATGAACATGAAGAATTTAGAAAAACTGGTACTAGTGAATTAGAAAGTGTAGAACCATATATGAGGGCATATCATGAAGTTATGCTAGATTCATTGAGAAGTACTAAATTAAATAGTTCTCCAAAATTAAAAATAAAGGTTGCTAATTTGCAACAATTTTTAGCAAATAATTTCACTAGTGAAGAAATAGCAAACAAACAATTGAAACTTAGCAAAAAAGATGTTTTGTTTGTTGGTGATGAAGATGATTTAGGTTATGTTGAAGTGTCAGCAACTAATCATAGTGTATTATTAGAGCTATTATTTATGTGTATAGTTGATACATCAGAAACACCAGAATTTTTATTCGGAACTGCTGTTGCTTCAAGTAAAGCAAGTGTAGGAGAACAAATGACTCCACTTATGAAAAAAATTGCTAGAAAAAGAAGTGCTATAACTGATAGTTACCAGTTAATGGCTAGAATGGTTTTTGCTATATACAATGATAATAATCTTAGTAATTTAATTAATGATTTCCAAACTAAAATTATATGGGAAGACACTGACAGCATAGATGACAAAATAAAAGCAGAAACCATAAACACAGTAATTACAGCTCTTAACGGGGGTATTGAGGGCAAAATTATAAGTTATGAAAGTGCTATTAACTATTTAAAACAATATATAGAAACAATGTCGAATACATATGAAGAAGAAAAAGAAAAAATTCTTACACAATATGAGGAAATGGCAGATGGTTTAAATGCCGAATTAAATGCTCAAATTGAAGAAATATTGAATGCTCAACAAAATAATACCACCAGCACCAACAACCCACAAATAGATGATAATAATCCTCAAATAGATGAAGGTGGAGAAGATGGCATTTAAACAAATATCAAGTACAATAATAATAGACGCTTTTAGAAAATATGCTAAGGATAATTTGTTAGTTAATTTTTTGCTAGATTCAAGAAAAGAGTTTGTATCACTTAGATTGAAACAAGATGAAGAGATATATAAAACTTTTAACTGGTTAAGAAAAAATATGTTAACTGTACTCAATAGAATAGATGATGAAATTTCAAAAAGTGATTATGAAAAAATAATGAAATACTTAAATGATTTTACTGCTGATTTAAGAATTGATTTGGGGAGAGTTATAAACGACTCTCTTTCAAAAATAATACAAACTGCTAGTAATCCATATATGCAAATGTTTAAATATTTATCAACAGAAGCAAAATTAACAATTGTTACTAATAAGATGTTTAAACAAGCAATTGACAGGAGTAACAGAGAAGTGATTAGTATAATTAGCAATAAACAATTTGGTGCTAGAAAACTTCAATCAATGAAATTATCGGGGAGGATATGGAAGTCAAGTTTATATGCTAGGACTGGCATTCAAAAAGTCATAAAACATGGAATGGCAAATGGTTTGTCTGCTAGGGATATTGCTAAAAATTTAAATAAATATATGACTCCAACTGCTAAAAATACTATTTTGAAAAAAGAAATAGGCAAAAAATTTCCTAGTAATCCTCATTACTATGCTTTAAGAGTTGCTAGGTCAGAAGCACAACACAGTTATCAAGAATCAATGTATAATGCTGGTAAAATAATGCCATCATATGAGGGAATATATTGGGTGCTTAGCAACAGACATCCTGAATATGATATTTGTGATATTTGGGCAAATGAAAAAAAGTATGGTGAAAAGGGATTTTATCCAAAAGGTAAAGAACCTAGTTTGGCTCATCCAAATTGTATTTGTACACAAATACAAAAACTTAGCAATAATGATGATATGATTGATAGGTTAATATCATGGCAAAAAAATCCTAAAAGTGATAAAAAACTCGAAGACTGGTATAAAAAATATTTTAAAAATGAGAGGTAAAAAATGAATGATTTTGGAGATATTAATAATTTACCAAAAGGCATGAATATTCCAACTGATGATTTACCAAATGATATATTCAAAGAAAATTTGTCATTAGTTGATGAAAACTATGTTAAAATGATAATTAGTAAGATTAAAGAATTAAATATTGATATTGATGTATTCAATATAAATATCAATGAAATAGAAAACGAAACTATATTAAATTTAAGTTTAAAACTCTTTAAAAAGGAGGTTTGATGATGGCTGGCGAAAAAAACAATGGTATTTATTATGATATCGAAGATGTTGTGGAAACAGAAACAATTGCAGATGATGCTATAGCTGAATCGGATTGGTATAATAACATGTATTGGGTAAGAAAATTTTTATTTAAAGTCAGGGCTAATGGTGCTTATGATATCATATTATATAAAAGAAGCAAAAATGAAATTGCCGATATTGCAAAAACAATAATAAAAAGAGCAACAGCAACAGGAGCGACGACTTATATATCAACACAATTGGAAGATACTTGTGGCTATTCTTTTAAAATAGGAATTCAAAATAGGTCAGGTGGAAATTTAGAAGTTCAAGCAAGCGTAGAATTATTTAGAGATTAGGAGGTGTGAAATACTATGCCAAAAAGTAAAATTACAAGTTTATCCCTCAATACTAAATTAGCAAGTAAAGAAGATTTGGATAAAATACCAATTTCAAGTGCTTTTAATTATGAGGAATTGACTAAAGACTATGATAATAAAATTGAAGTAATAGCAGAAATACCAGTTAGCACAAGTAAGCGTGATTGGGATTATTGCGAAGAAGCACTTCAAGATGTTGTTAATGATGTAAATGCTGGAAATGTTGTAGGTTTCAAAGGACATCAAAAAGCTGAAAATGTATCAACTGAGTTTCCAGACATTAAAACTATTTGGTTAGGTG